TCCGGTCTCCTCGTTGTACGGCAGGCTGCCGACCGCGAAGAAATCAGCCTCGAAGCTGGGACTCCACTGACCATCCTGCCACACCTTCATCGCGATCGCCTTGGTCACCTTGCCGTCTGTAAACTTCGTCATTTTCTTGCCCTCCTCGTTTTTTGTGTACCTCTTGGGTACGTGCTCATTGTACTACGCTTTCGTAGTATTGTCAAGAGCAAATTTGCCTTTTTTTCAAAAAAATTAGAGGGGCATAAGCCCCTCCTATTACATGTCATTCCCCTGCAGGCGGTTTTTCTTCCGGCTGCACGTAGTAGTTGTCTCCGCTCACGCTCATGGCGTCGATCAGCCCCTCGCCCAGGATGTACGCCACCACGGACGCCGCGGACATGATCAGCGCGCCCACCTGGGCAGCGTTCTGTTCAGACTTGCCGAAGTAAATCAACAAGCCCGTCACAAACCCGGCCACGGATGCCCAAAATTTGCGGGATGTCAGTTTCCGGATGATGTCGTCCTTCGTCATGATGCTCTCCTTTCTGCGGGGGCTTTGCGGTCGCCCTCGCGCCCCTTCGCTGTTACAGTCCGAACTTTCCCAGCACCAGCCCGATCACCGCGGCCAGGATCGCCCACAATGCTTTGCTGGTGATCTCGTCCCACTTCTTGGCCGGCTTCTGTTTGATGGTCTCCACATCGTCCTGCAGGCTGCCCACGTCGTCCTTGACGCTGTTCAGGCCCATCGCCAGCTCCTTGACGCTCACTGTCAAGGTGTTAATGGATTGCATCATTTTGTCCTGCTGGTCGACCCGGCTGAACAGCGTCTTGATCTGCTCTGTGTGCTGGATGACTGTCTTTTCAATGTCGTCCATTGGCGCGCCTCCTCTCACTTGGTGTTCTTGAAGGCCAGCGCCGCGCGCTTGTAGGCCAGGTCTGCGTCAAACTGACGTTTCTTCTCCGCCAGGTCTTCCCAATATGCGTACTGGTTCCAGGCGTTGTTATAGTCGGTGTTGTACTGCGCCAGCTGATCGGCGTATCGCTGGTACTCGGTCTGCTGCCCGGCGCGTAGGTCGTTCAGGCGCTGATGCCACTCGGCCCGGTCGCTGTCGTACATGGAGCGGTTGCGGTCTTCCATCTGGCCCAGGGCGGACAGGTTGGAGCGCATCTCGTCGCCCTCGGTGTCGTAGCGATCCTTGGCCAGGTTGTACAGTTCCAGCGCTTTGTCGTTCATCCCGTTCATGGTGTTGGCGTAGGCCTGCTGAGCCGCCGTGGTTCCGTAGGAGGATCCATAGCCGCCCGTCAGCGCCGCCGCCTGTCCCATGGTGTCCTGCATCCCCTGCCGCGCCTGCTGCTGGTACCTCGCCGCGTACTGCCGGTACAGCGGATCCTCACTCTGGGCGTAGCGGAACTGCCGGTTCTGCAGCCTGCCCATCAGCTCATCCATCTGGGGGATGTACTTGGGATCATAGGCCGCGTAGGGGTTGGCCTCCATCTCGGCGATGCGTCCGGCGTAGGTGTCCGTCAGCTCCGGCCTGGTCAGCGCGTTCATGCGCGCCAGGGCCTGGGCCTGCTGGGATGGGGTCGCCGGTGCAGCTGCCGCCGCTCCCGTGGTGCCCGTGGGCAGGCCGCCCGTCCGGTCGAACATGCCCACCAGCTTGTCTGGGGTCGCCGCGGATCCGGAGGAGGAGCCTCCACCGCCGCCACCGCCGGAACGGTTGCCGCCGTAGTTGTCCGGCGCATTGACGAACGCCTTGTACTTGTCCGCCGCAGATGTCGTCGGCGTTGTCGGTGCTTTCGGTGTTGCAGGAGTAGTCGCTGCTGGTTGCGTAGTCTTTTTGCCTGTGTAAACGATCTTCGGCTGTGTTCCGTCCGCCTTTGACGTTTTCCCTTCGTCAAAGGTATAGGAACTGATATTGCCAGTCGGTGCTACTCTCGCCTGCACCAGGTTAAAACCAGTTGACGTCGGAGTCCAGCCGTATTTCTTCGCCGACGCAGCCGCTTCTGCTGCTCTCTGAGCGTTCGTCTTGGCGGCCGCTTTCGTTCCGCCTATTACGCTCTCGGCTATGCCTACTCCGTTTATAGCCACGCGGTCTTCTTTACTCATCGGTTATCTCCTCCCTTCCCGTCCGTATTCGCTCGCCGCTTCCACCAGCCAGCTCATGTGATGCAGGATGCAAGCGCCCGTGCCGCTCAGCTCCACCTGGAAGCGGTCGCAGCGCTTCGGCCAGATGGGCAGGGTGTAGCGTCTCTTGCCCTCGCAGCGGATGTCCGCCACCTCCTGCCAGTCCTCGCCATCTTTTTTGAGGCGGATCAGCGCCTTGCTGCCCCTGTCCAGCTCCAGCAGCAGCTGGATGCGGCCCACGCGCTTGTTGTCCGGCGTGGTGGTCAGGATCTCGCCCGTGCGCATCAGCCAGGGAACATCTTTGTCATCCTCCAGGCCCTCGGACGCAGCTGCCAGCGGCCCGTCGCCCACGGTCAGGGCCTTCTCCGGCTCGCCGTAGCTCTCGGATGGGAGCGCCCACACGTTGCCCTCGGCGTCCAGCATGTAGAGCACCTTGCCCAGGGTTGCGAAGCCCAGGGCGTGGCTGTCATCCTCCCGCAGCCAGTAGCCGGTCACCGTGTCGTAGACCATCAGGTGATGGTTGCCCTCGTCGTCCTGGGCGCTCAGGTACATCTTCCGATCCAGCGCCCCGGCCACGCCCTTGCTCAGGTGCCAGGTGCCGAACACGGACGACGCGCCATAGACGGCGGAACTGTCATACCTGCACACATCGAAGGGGCTTTTGTAGTACAGCAGCTCGTTGATCCTCACGATGCTGTCCCCGCTGCCCTGCTCGATGCCGCGCAGGTTGTCCACCGTCATCGAGTAGTTGCTGGGCATGGTGCCGTAGATCTTGGTGATGCTGTCGATCTTGAAGAAGCACACGCTGCTGTTGATCACCGCAGCCCCGGTGAACAGGCCCGGAGAACCCACCGTCACCGCGTAGGCGTCCGTTGAGATCCCCGCGTACTTGTACCAGTTGGTCGGGTCGCCCAGGGCGCAGGCGTAGATCTCATGCCCGTCCGTGGAGCATCCCCAAAGCCGGTTATTGTGCTCGATCACGAAGGCCATGTCCGGGCACTGTCTTGCCGCGCTGACCTCGCCCTCGATCGTGGTCTCCTCGGCGATGATGCCGGTGAACACAATCCGGTTGGCCTCCGCGTGGGAGAGCTGCCAGGTGCCGTCCAGCAGGCCCAGGCCGGTCACGGTCACCGCGTCCTCAGCCTTCAGGCCCGTGCCGATCCCGGAAGACTCCACGCTCACATAGGTCGTGTACTCCTCCACCCACATCGTCGTGGACTCCGCCCAGGTCTTCATCACCAGCGGAACCGCCGAAGTGTCCAGCCACAGGTCGCCGTTCTTCGGGTTCGCGGGCGCTGTCGCGCTCTTGGTGTAGCCGGTGTAGGGCGTCCCGTCGGCCTGCGCCAGGGTGATGACGGCCCCGGTCACCGTGTTGCGCTGCTCCATCGTCCGGACGGTCCCGCTCACCGTGTCGAACAGGATCTTGTCCGGAAACACGGCCACGCTGGAGCCGATGCCCACCATGCGCTTGTAGCTGTCCTTCACCTCGGCCACGGCCTGCCCGCCATAGTAGAGGGTTGTCCCGTCCACCAGCAGCAGCTTGTCCGTCGCGGCGATGCCGTTCGGCTTGACCAGCTTGGTCACATGATACCGCTTCGACCGTCTCCGCGCCGCCGGTGCCATCTCTGTGTCGATGTTTTCCGTCCAGGCGAACTCGCCGTTCGCGCAAGCGCCTGTCAGGTTGAGGCCGCGGATGTCCGTCACGGTCTCCCGCGTCCTGCGATATGGCTGCAGCATCGGCAGCATACGGCCATCACCTCGTTAAAAGATTTCCTCCGGCCCTCTGGGTCGCAGCGGCCTGCCGTACACCACGCCGTGCACCTTGACGTTGAGCGGCATGTGCGTCCGGTTGTAGTAGGCCCGCGCCTCCTCGTAGGTGGTGTTAAAGAGCGCCGCGTCGTTGTTGTAGCGCTCAATCTCACCCAGGCGCTGATCCATCTGCGCGTAAAGGAAGTACACATAGGCCTCGTCCCAGGGCGGCGGAATCAGCAGCACCCGTGCCCCGTCAAAGTCCCTCGAATATCCTGAAAACCGCCCCTCCACATTGCCGAAGGGCGGCTGCACGGCATACCGGTCAGGATCCGGGTGATCCCCGGGAGGCGGCGGAGGCGGAGGCAGCACCGCGCCTTCCGCGTGGCTGATCTGACCATCCCGCACCTCGGTGACATGCACAGGCGGATGATCGTATCGCTCCACGCCGCCGCGGTAGATGAAATGGTTAAACGGCCTGCGCCGATCGTCCGGCCCCTGCTCGTGGGTGTCGATGACTTCCCGCTGCCACTTCGCGTCCAGCTGGGAGATCCACCGCACCATCTCGCCCTTCTCAGCCTCGCCGGGGCGTTCCTCCTC